ATCGTCTTTAACATACCGCTTTAATTTGGTAACGGCTTCACCCTCCTCTATATAGGTGAGGTAACCTTTTATGTTTTGACCATAGACATCACTGTGGTTTAGTGATACTATCTTATTAGTCATTGTTGAATATATAATACTAATGATTAGGTTAGCAGCAGACTTGCCCTTTTTGTAGTAATGCAGGAATTTCTCACAGGTACGCATTACGGCAGCGTCTATCAAGGACTGTTTCAGCTCTTCATTACCTTCGGTAACAAATGCGGATCCAGCAACCTCTATACTGCGTTGTAGTATAAACCTACCGAGTTCTTCAGATAACTTACCCTCTTTTGCGGAGCGTATAGCTTCCTTTTCAATTAGGGCCTTGTCGTACCTCGGCATATTCCTCCTCTACTTTTGTTAGTATGGTTACGATCGTAGGTAGGTAATCGGCAAGTTCTTGAGGGCTTACGCCAAGCTCGAATCCCAATCGTACCAATGTAACTGACTGGTCGTAGTATACCAATGCATCGATGACCCGGTATATATCGAGAATGAAATCTGCTTCATCCGCACTTAAATCTTCGTAGTAATTTTCAGTCAACATATTAATAAGAGGAGCGAAGCCTTTCAGCCTTTTCGGGATCAAGCTCTGCTATTAGTTCAATATACTCCTTTTCTTTTCTATAAGCATCTTGAATCTCCTCTACGGTAGAGTCTGTACCTATATAAGTAAAGAGTCGAGCCATCTCATAGAGATACAGATCGATTCTATTCTTAATTAATTTACAAGTCTGGTAGTTCTTTGTATCCATAAAGCTTTAAACTAACAAGGATTTCGTTCTTCTCAACATCTTCTCCATCATCAGCAACACGAATGCTAAGGCCTTTGAAGTATTTCTTAGAATCATCTGTGACATAGCCGTTGTCTTTAAGATAGTCCGAGATAAACTTAATGGTAATAATAACATTATCGCAATCATAGCGAGTGTTATGAACGAGATCAATCTTATAGGTATCAGCAAAAAACTTATCATACCTATCAAAAATGTTTTTAATTTCTGCATTGTATTCTTTTTTATATTTCTGTCTTACTGAGTAATGACGACCGGCATAGAATTGGTTAAGGCTTGGAGCCTTTGGCAACGAAAAAGTTACCTCTCTATAGTCTTCTTTACTCATATTTCTTTGAGTTACTTACATTAAAATATCCCACCTCTTTGTCTACGAACTGGCGTTGACTGAAGTGGGATGTCTTTGGCATACCTCTGGTTTCCCATTGAGGCTGAGGCAGTGAAGCAAGGTTAAAGGCGAATATGCCTTCGGGAGTTTGACAAATGTATACTGGTATCGTAAGGTACTTCTGGGCTCTCATAAGGAGCTTATTGTACTTATACTTCTCTATCAGCAGTTCGTCGTAGTGCTTGTTTCTACACTTAAGTTCTATATCGCACTCATACTTAACGGAATAGCAATCGTAGTGTGAGAACTCATCACCGGACCATTGGAGGTCCTGTATGTAGTTAGACTTTAGATGATTGAATAAATCTTTTTCATTCTTCTTCCAGCTCATTCTCTTGGTATATAGCAATCTTCAAGAGGATAAGGTATCCTATCAAGTCCTGCACAGTATCTTCAGTGGCGTCGGTAATGCCTCGGCTCTTGATACGCATAAGCTTATCATCGATCCGGGCACATAGGCTTTCAATGGCGTTACCTCTTGAGAAGATGCCTACGGGGTTAAGAGCCGAGTCCCCGTAAGTATTGTTCTTCTCGTATAGTAAATATAATCAAATTAATCAATTAATCCGACTTCAAATTTATAAACTTTTCTACGGCCCTCATTTTCAATGACCATACGTCCATTCGTAGGGTTAAAGAATATATACCGCTCAGATATTCCGGTGTAGTCCGTTATGTCAACTTTATAGTCTTTGCCCTTGATCTTGATGATGTTGTAATCTACGACCTCAACATCGTCTACAAGGTTAAACTTTATGTAGGCACGGATCATCTCGCACCAACTCTTTCTATAGGCTTCTGCCCAGCTTCTTTCTGCTTCCATTAAAAATCTAATTCTTCCTGTGACGGTGTAGGTAATTGTTCTTGCTTATCTGGATCTGGGTAGGCAAACACCTTGTTTCCCAAGTCATCCAATTCGTAGTATCTGTTCTTGAGTTTATCGTAATATAAGGTAACCTTACCTAACTTACCTACGATCTTCGGTTTAGCTTTCACAACAGTGATCTCCACTTGATTAGGCTCGTAAGGAACACCATTAGAATCCTCAAGTCCATACGGACATCTCCATACGTTGAGTATCATCATACCCTTTCTGGACCACTGCATACCTCCGGCGATATCGTTCATTGTAGGCTTATCCACATAAGGTATACCGTTCTTATACTTAGCTTGCTGATGCTTTGTGTGAACGGTAACTAAGGTATGGTAATTATTATCGGCACTATGCTTGCGTACTTTGGTAAGCACTTGGCCAATAGCGATATCATCTCTAACTCCTGCACTTACATCGGTCTTAATCTCCGTAAACGGATCTATAAGACACCCGTCTATTACTACACCAGCATTTTCTATCTCGTTAACACAGGTGTAGAAACCCTCTACGCTGAGGTCTTGCAGACCGGAGTCTATGATATAGAAGTGTTGATCTATAAACGCTACGGCTCTACGCGCCTCTTCGTCTGAGGCCATTACCTTGTCATTTACTAAGTATGGTTTGCGTAGGTAAACCCAAAGTAATTCTGCGAATACTTCGGTAGGTGAACCCGTTTCGGGGCTATACACAGCCCACTTCCAACCAGAGTATTCTGATAGGTTCATCATTAGTTCAAAGGCAAATTGAGATTTACCTTGGTGGGCACCAGCATAGATGTATGTGGTAGATCCCTTCTTCATTGAGTACTTGTCAAATAGGTTATGGAACCCGGTCCAAGCACCTTTGCTAACTCCGTTCTCACGAAGTTCATTTAACGAATCCTTTAACTCCTCGGCTCTATAGATAAAGTTTCTCATTATTATTTATTTAGTTAATTATAAATATACTTCATTAAAATCTTCCATCCAGATTGGTGTTTTCTTTCCTACATAAGCACCGAATATATTATACTCAGCAAACTCGATGCAGTCGCTCTCACTCCAATCGTCGTTCTGCATAAACAGTTGACGCACTACATCGTACTTAGAATACACTACGCGCCACGAGGCTTCATCAAAGCCTACTATGCAATCATCATATCCATCAGCAAAGAGAACGTCCTCTGTAGGGGCGAACAGCTCTTCTATTAGAATACGGTTTCTACTCTTGTTTTCCAAATTCTCTTTCATAATCTCCTTCTTTATGTGCAAAGCTTCTGCTTATTTCGTTTCTATAAAATTCCTCACATACATAAAAATCGTAAACTGCTTTACCGGTTGCACCAACGAAGCTCATCATCTTGGCGATCATCTCTGGGTTTCGGTTTATAGCATCAATAGACTTCGCTCTTGTTACGAATTGGAACGGCCTATCTTTAGTACCTAAATACATATTGGTATACCCGTTACCTCTCTTCTTTTTCCAAGCAAGCTTTACTCCGATGTCGTAGATTACTTGTCCGAGGTCTTTTTCTTTTTCTTCTGCCATCCTAATTTTCTTTTCTTGTCCGCTATCTTTCGCTTGCGCTGTTGCTTTAATCCTTCGAAGTATTCTTTCTCCCAGTTATCTTCGTGAGGTATAAACTTCATCACATCATTATTAATCTCAACCTACGTTGGTACTTTCGGATCAACAAGGCAGAATTGGTTAATTGATTCTGTAAATCAATGGTCCAACCGAACCTACTCGCGTGAAGGGAAAGGTTTACATTGTCCAACATCAACATCTCCAGATATTTCTCTACCTCGCGTATGTGACGCTTCTTCCTGTTGTAGGATTTAATCGTACTCAACACCATACTCTGTAAGATCTCTTTCGCATAGGTTAACAATGCGGTTGTACAATTCTGACTTGCCCTTTGTTCTGTTGGCATTGGTCTTCGCATAAGCACGGATGTCATTAATTATCCTTTTGCTTCCGCTTGTTCTTTTGGGTTGATAGTTTGTTTTCATAAGATAAATTTATTTATCGGTGTTAAAGGTTTCGTTTAATAGGTCTGCTAACTCTTGAGCATCTTCACCAATGGTGCTTCCTATTTTTTTACCATCTATATACACATAGTATCCAGTAC